CCATATTCATTGAAAATGGCATAATCTTGAACCGAAACACCGTTATTACTCCCATCTCCTAAAACTCCAACTTTAACAGCATGAGAACTCAAATACTTCAGTTCCTTATCAAGTTTTTCCAGTCCTTCTAATTCATATACAATTTCAGCCATATATCCACCTCACAACACTTTCAATTTTCTCTCTCTTATTAGCCACAAAATCCACAAATGTGTAAGAAATATCATCGATTTTATAACTCTTATACTTCCCACTCTCTTCATCCATGCTATTAATAAAGTCATTTACAAGCATACAAAGCTCATATTTAAGCCAACTAGGTAGTTCATCATATCCAGCTTTATAAGTTACTTCCAACTCTTGTTCTTTATCGCAACAAGGGCAACGCTTAAACTTAACCATCTCAATATAATTCCCACAACGCTTATACTCTTCGTTACTGCTAATCTCTTTAACTTCAACAACTGGACGTTTATTCAAATAAATTCGCTTATTATATTCATAATCCTCTGTAAGTTCTTCAACTTCTAATTTGTATCCAATTACATTCTCAATCTGACTAATTGCAATGCCAAGCAAGGTTCCAACCCTAGCTTTTTCATTATCTGCTAAGGTTGTACCTGTTATTTTTTCGTAGTCCTCTACTGTTATCAGCATTTAAACCACCTCTATTTTACTTTCAACGGTTTAAAAGCATTTGGTCTTAATACTTTTCCTCCGATTCTTATTCTTGTATAAATTTCTGTAATCCCTTCATTTACTTTTCTGTTTGTTTCTTGTTCAAAATCATTTTTTATGTAATATCCATAACCTTTTTTGAAATCACAGAATATTGCAGGGAATTTTCCAGTTGCTATATCATCTAAAAACTCATCAACAACCACTTCATAACCATTAAATACCATTGTTGCACCACCATGGATTGTGCTCCACAATTGTCTATCCGTTGTATCTTTCCACAACTTCATTTCTTCATACATCTTTGTAGAAACATAATATTTAGCATTTTTTCTATATTGCTTTTTCATTCCTGTTTCCAGTTTTACCATATCTTCCCAAGTTACTTTTCCAGCTGCAGCAGATGTTACCGCATTGGCTTTTACATCAGCATTTGTCATAAACCCTTCGATAAACTGGTCTGCTGTTTCATTGTATACTCCGTTTATCGTATAATCGCTTAATGTTATTCCAAAATCTTCCGCAACTGCTTCTTTAATTTCGCTAACTAAATCAGCAAACGCATCTTCTCTAGCTTCATCTGTCAATGGATATGGAACTTGTCTTTTCCCAGCTTTTATATCAATATATGTGTAACTTATTTCTCCACTTTGAGTATTTCCAACACCTTCTTTTACAGCTTGGTTTTTAGGAGTTATTTCATTTCTAATTGGTACTCTTCTATAAGATTCCTTACCTGTGTAAATTCTCGCATTAAACAAAAACGGAGAATTTTCTTTTATTTCTTTTAAAATTTCTCTTTCTAAGGCACTCGGAATTAATACGGCAACTTGTGTACTAGATATTGCTTTTGCAACCCTTAAATTTCCAGCTTCTCCAGTTCTTAGAAATTTTTGTAATGCTTCAGTTTCTTTTTTCTCTTCTGTTTCAGGGTTAGATACACCTTTCTTCATAAGTTCATCTAAAGATTTACCCATTTTTTCAAGTTCTTCATTTGCTTTCTCAACTTTGCCTTCTAATTCTTCGTTTTTTTTCAAAGCTATAGCTAAGTCCTCATTTGCTTTTTTTATATCCGCTGTATTTTGATTCATTCCTTTTTCTAAATCCTCAATATTTTTTTGCATATTATCATCTCCTTTGTTTTTATTTATATTGTTATCGCCTTTTACTGTTTGCACAGTCGCTCCAGGTACTGCACCTTTTAATACAATACTACCTTCCACAACCTCAAACTCTTTAATAAACCTTACATCCGCATCTCCTTCGTCTGTATTAAATTTTCCAAACTCACGGTTTTTGATAAGTCCGCCTACAGACATTTGATAATTCGCACCTTTTTTCATCATTGAATATACTTTTTGTGCTTCTTTGTTAAGTGCGTTTCCGTTATCATCTGTAGATAAATCTAATTGCCCTATAAATTTAAGATTTCCTTGTTCATCTTGATGTAATTTCATTACTCCTAGTTCTCGTTCCCAATTGTGCATATGTAACAAAAAGTAAGTTTTATCCTTATTTACCTTATCTAACGATTCCTTAGTAAATACATCGCCATAAGCATCTAAAACACTATGCGTTACTAACTGCCCTTCGATTATCCCTTTTTCTGTTTCATTTTCCTGTTTCAAAGTTAAACCAACAGACATACTTTTTTCTAATTTTTCTGGCATTTTTACCTCCTTTATATCAATTCGCAATGACAATTTATAATCTCGCTCGCTGGTGCTCCTAACTGATGTGGGTATAAAAGCCCACAACTAAATTTTTCGTTTGGCTTTCTTGTTTCTTTATCACATTTCAAATGAGTTTCCCTGTCAGTTTTACCACCACCAACATGCCACCAAGTTTTTTCTAATCCGGCTTGTTCCAACCCATTATGGTATGTAGTCGTTGAAGTTGCAGCCGTTTCGGTTCTAGCAATAATCATTGCCCTTTTCTTTTCCATTCCTCTTATTTTTTTTGTTATTTCTTTTGCTATGTCTCTGATGTTTGTCCCGCTTTCTTGCCCACGAACTATAATCTTATTCAAAATATCTCTTGTAGTTTTCGTGATATTTGTTACTTTGTTAGCTATCACCTTTTTACTTAATGTTTTTAACGTTTTGTTCTTAACCGCTGGGATCAACTTCTTATCAATTCCACGATGTGTAATCAAGAAATTAGATGTCTCGTTTACAGTTTCAAATATTCCTTTTTTTAGCTCTATAAACAATCGATTACTAAACGTTTCCCAAGCAAATTCCCCTAAAAACATCTGCTCATTTACATCAATTTCTCCACGTAATTGTTTGAAAACTAATCTTAATCTATTAAATTGCTTTAATATCAATCTGTTCCGCATTTTCAACTGTCTTTTAGCAAGTATCTTTTTTTGTGAGTTAGTCAACTTAACTTTCTTCGTTTTCTGCTTCTTCTTCGCCATCGTCTTCCTCCTCAACTGGTTTTTCTTCTTCATACATTTCTTTGAGTGATGTCATTGATGTACTTATTAAAATATCGTCTCCATTTTCAATAGTCGGATATTCAAGCTCTGCTCTCTTCTCATTTATTGTTAAATAACTAAGATTATTAAGCATTGCCATTTTCTCTTTTCTGTCCTCTTTCAATACTCCAATCGTACTTGTATCAAAATCTATGTATTCGTTGCTTTCCAACTTATCTTTCATAATGTTATTAAGATACTCGGCTATTTGTTCAACAAGTGGCAATATGTTCTCTGTATATAAATCTTTTTTAGCTTCTTTATAATTGCTAAACTTGCTGTTTGTTCTATCCCCAATTAAGATACTAGGTACATTCATAACAGCTGCAGTAGTATTCCGAATCTCGTCCATTGCATTAAGAAAATCGAAGTCCTGTGGTGAAAAGTCTGCCTCTTTTATTTCTGCACCCTCTCCATCTAGGATAAGTGCTTTCCCTACATTCCTAGAACCGCTATTCTGCTCTATTTCGTTTTTAATTTCCTTTTTCTTAAAAGCGTTCAGAAACCTTTTAACAACGATTATAAGATTTCTCTTACCGCCATTCTTTAATATGCTGTTGTTCCATTGCATTATGTAACACCAGTAATTGTGTAAAGCGGTTAAAGATTGCACTTTGCTTATTCCGTGTCCTGCTCCGGCGATATTGTCGTAAATGTTCACACCTTTTATATAGTGAAACATTTTTAAATCTTCGCCCTTGTATTCCTTGCTGTTAATTCTTATTGATTTAATTCCATTCAACACATTCTCGTTATCGTATTCAATGTGATAAGAACCTTTTTTAAATAAAATCAATTCAGCTTTTGTAAATAAATCAACTCTCATTACAAGTAGTTCCCCAAACAGAATATAATACAAAGCAAAATAATTAATAAACTGGTCTGTATTAAGTAAAGAATTAGGATTTTGTAATGTATTTAACACATAACTGCTTTTTACATCTTTCACATTATCGCTATATCCTTTTTTATATGTTCCCCA